AACCCCGTCATCATCCTCACCCGCCACACTGCGGTTAAGCGAGCCAAGCAGATAACCCGCTCCCACAGCTGCAAGCGCGATTTTCTGCGGTACATTGAGATTCTTCCAGCGAAGGCGCTCCAGTAACGGCCCGTCGCCATTAAGATGTCCGAGCGTTCTCACCAGGTTTGCGGTCCCCTGAATGCTGGCGTTGGCAAACATGTACAGCGAGTTCATCAGCATCCCCTGCTCACCACGACGGTTAAAGTTCACCGTCATGTTTTTGGCAAGAGACGCCGCCTGCTGGCGTGACAAACCGGCATCACGGGCGTGTTTATAGGCAGAAAGACGCAGAGCGTTTTCAACCGCGCCGTTGGCATCCTCGACCAGGTTCAGGAACGAATGCCATGCACCGATACTCTGGCCTTTCCATCCTCCCTTCGCCAGCGATACAAGGCGATCCATTTCCTTCTGCTGGCCTTCAAGGTCACCCATGTTAAACCAGCCGGTTTTACCTCCGTCCTCAACAAACTCTTTCCACACTTTCTGCCACTGTGCGCCTTTGCCCGTGAGGGTTTTGCCACGCAGACTGGCGTACACGGCTGACATTGCAGAACGGCTGTCTTTGACTACAGCCAGGGCGGATAAGTTATCCAGCCCTTTCAGTTTACCGTCGCTCCTTCCCTGCTCCGCCTTCAGGTTCATCACCGCCGTCTGCACGTCACGGATGAAGTTACTGACCAGAAATTCCGGGTTATACGACGTGTTCACCGTTGCCAGGAAGCGGTTAACTTTCCCCAGCGTACGGATTACGGCGTTACTGGTTTCCGGCCCCATGTTCTTCATCGCACGCATCAGGCGCGGATCATGAAGTTTAATGTAGTAAGTTTTGCCGTCCTTTTTGGTGGTGAAGTAGCGATCCGCCATCATTGCCATCGGCACAGGGCGTTCGACAACTTCGCGACGGGTTTCACCGGTTTCCGGATCAACACGCTCTGCAATCGCACGCATGGTGTCCGGTCGCTCATTGGTGAATACCTGCCAGTAATCCTTGTCTGGATTATCCTGTACCAGTTTCAGGAAGGCGTTACCCACTTCATTTTTGCGATTGCGGATCAGCGATTCGCTCAAATCCTGTATCGCCTGAGTGGAAGGAGACTGTGCGCGGGATGCACGCCCCATGGCCTGCTTACTTTCACGCCCGCCGATGGTGAATCCCTTGCCTGTACGTGGCAGTGACACCACACCGTCAACATCCTGCCCTTTCAGGGGAACGTAGTAACGGTAGGCTTTCTGCCAGGCATCCACCACGCCGCTCTCTTCCAGTCCTGCCTCACGGATAATCTCACGGCGACGGGCCAGCATATCGTCAATAATCCCTGCCAGACGGTCATACTGTGCCTGTTTGCCGCTGTTACGCACACGCTGCATGATTTCCGCCGCTTCCGCGTTGGTCATCCCCGAACCGCCGTCCGGCATTTTCGGGTTGATTTTCGCGATATGCGCGTTACGTTCCGGCGCGTGACGGGCGTAGAGGTACTCATCCAGATCGGCCTGCGCAATTTTGTAGTCCGCCAGCAATTTGGCCAGCGGCTGAACGTAGCGCTCCTTCATTACGTTCAGGTCGTTTTCCGCCTTCCCGTGGAAGAGTTCTTCTGCCATATAAGCGTTGTTACTGTCGTCCACTTTGCCGCCAGTTTTACGGATATTCTCCTGAACAGCTTTCAGCACCTGGAATTTATCCTGCATCTGGCGCACAAAACGCGATGCAATAGTCTCTTCCGGTGTCAGACTGCTGGTACGGGAGTAATACGGCCCCTTGCGAATATCCTCAGGATGTAGTATTTTAAATCCAGAAGAGCCGTTGATGGTGTTCGCCTCGGGCAATTGGAGCCCGACTGCATGAAGCCATTCAGCGGCTTTTTCTTTATTAAGATACAGCAAAGATGTATCAAGCTGATCCTGCAAAGCACTCCTTTTGTCCTTTCCATAGGCACTGGCAATTTTGTTTATCTCTGCAAATCCATCGCCTTTCACATGGGTATGAATTGCAACAATGACAGGATTCCCTTTTGTATCGGTCGCCTGAATTAAAGATACCAACGCATCCGATTCAGTTTTCGAACGCATAACTGCTACCGGATCTGTCAGAAGTTGAGGCAAATCAGCCAGTGTTTCCACTGACACAAAGTGTTCTCTGATCTCTGGTCTCGTAGCCTTATGCACAACAGATGCAGGCATAACCAGTTCAAGATCTGGTGCCCCCAATGCGCGCAAAACACGAGGCGTATCCCCAACTCTGAGCATTTCCCTTCTGGAAACCGATTGTAATCCGGCAATGCGACGCACTTCTGAAGCAAACTGCTTTGCATCATAGGCGTCAGCCTTAAACGGATCAGGTTTACCACTACGGGAGTACTGAGACGATGCGCCCGCGCCATCCTCACGCGGCGTGTAACCTTCCCGCACACGCTGGCCTAACGTGCGAATAGTTTCGCGAACAAGTCTGATATCGTTCAGCTCTGTCGGCTTCAGTAACCCCGTGCGACGCAGTACCCCTTTGACCAGGGCAACAACACGCACCCACGCCGCCACAAATTTATTCGGCTGTTTCTCCGCCATATGTGCCAGAAATTCACCCGCCTGCACTTCCGGTGATTCCTTACCATAAGACGCATCAACCTTACGCCAGGCTTCACGGATGGTGGCGTTATCACTGTCACGGGTTTTCAGTACGGTCTTAATAATCGTCTGATATTCCGCTGGCGTGACTACATGCTCCATTGCATGGTGAATAATCTCGTGACGTAACTTCTCGCGAACGGTCCGCCCGTCAGGGATGTTATCCGCCACCAGGACAATTTCACGTTTATCCGGACGATAGAACGCATGCACCCTGCCGTAACCGTCGAACGATTCACCCGCAAGCGCTTCAGCCTCTTTCTGTGACTTCACCACGCGGACCTTCAGGTCACTGTCCTTAATGCCACTCATCACGCCACGGGCAACCGCTTCAACCTGCGGGACCGGGCTGCCTTTGGCTTCCGCACTGCGGTTAACATCCGAAATGAGATTGCCTTCAGGTGTGCGGGTCACGCCCTTACGGGAATAAAACGCAACGCCCTTGTCCGTCTTACGGGTTTTCAGCGTACTGAACAGGTGATCGAATGCATCACGAATACCGCCATCCAGTTCCGCATTCGTCGGATAAGCCCAGGTGTTATCTGTGTTGTGCTCAGGTGCCTTACGGATATTGACCAGATAATCATTCTCCACGCCAGCCGTACGCGCTTTATCCTGAACATAACGCTCAAAGGCACGCGCCGCCATTTCAACATCCGTTGACCAGTACGGTTTTGAGCGCACCTCATCGAGAAGCGCTGAACGACGCGGCATGTCACTGCTGTTGATCGCTTTCATCACGCCTTTAAACGCGTCGTAAACCTCCTGACGTACCGGATATTCCGCATCAACATATCTGCCGTCTTTAAATACGCGCCCGGCACGCTGTGCTTCCGTCATATAGTCGCCACCTGACGTGATCTTCCCGTCAGTGGAAACATCATAACGACCAAAATAATTATCCAGTGAATGGAACCATTCGTGGGCCAGCGCCCCCGGTCCGTTACCTTTTGTCAGGTTGATTGCCACCTCACCCGGCTCATAGTGTGCCGCCGCCTTACCCTTACCACGGGCACCAAAAGCAAGCCCAAGACGACCGTTCAGAGAAAGCGCTTTTGTCGGCACGTTCAGCACATCAGCCAGGTCATGCAGCGAGTCATAAGCCCGGTTCAAATCAGCCTGACGACGCGGACCTTCCACATAATTACCAAACTGCACACCACGAAAACCAAACGCATCACTGAACTGCTCCGGCGAAACATCCCCCTTGCGGCGTTCTGGTCCGGTACGATCGCGGTTGGTGGCGTTACGCTGCTCCTCACGCGAAATCTCCCGCATCTCCTTCACATGACGAACAAGCTCATCACGATGTGAATCAATGTACTTACGCGCATCACTGGCTGACTTAAAGCCACCTCTCACCCGCATTTTGTTTTTGCCATAAGCGATAAAAATATCGCCACTGCGGGTATTCCGGTAAACGTCAAAGCGGATTTTGTCATCCGGTGACGGTGCCGTTTTTTCATCTCCTTTCGCCTGTGACTTTTCCTCCAGCTCTGCAAACCAGACTTTCGCCTTTGTCAGTAATTCATCCCTGCTTTCCGAGAAAAAGAGGTTAGTCCCCTTATTGTCCTTATTGCGCAGTGAATAAAGTTTCTGTGGCGGATCGTAACGCTTCCCTCCTGCCGCCTGATACACACCCGATACCACCCGATAAGCAGAAGCCTTGTCCATCTGTGAGGGTGGCAGAGTGCGTAACAGTTGCCAGGTATCCGCGTAACGGGAGGGCATTCTGCCTTCCATCCATTCTGCGAGGCGTTTCGCGCTGACCGTTCCGTTCAGCATTTCCGATACACTGTGTCGTACTTTTTTTACGCTCTCCCCCCAGCCAGCCGTATTGTGTTTCGTCTTCGCCGGAATATCGCTACGATACAGCGCTATCATTGCCAGGGTGTCAGCATCAGCCCCTTCGCTCGCCAGTTTTGCGTAGTCCGGTTTCGGGAACAGTTTGCTCAGCGGCTGCGTGGCATAATCCCTGTCTTCCAGCGTTTTACCCAGTGTTTCGGCAAGCTGTGCATAACGGTGTTTTGCCGCGCCCTTAATCTCCTCGCCAAAGTCTTCAATTTTTGCACCACGCGCCTGCTGGTGAGTGCTCGGTTTATCTACCGGCACCGGCACCGGCACCTCAGTATCCGGAACATCGGTTATGGTCTGGCGATTATCCCCGGTCTGTCTGCGCGCTTCTGCCTGCTGTGCCAGTTCCGGAAGGGAGTCACGAACCATACGAGGGAGTGATTCAGGATGTGGCATATCAACCCCACGCTGTTCAGGTGCAGGAAGTCCTTCACGCACTGGTGCTGTGGCGTTCTGCTCATCCGGTGACGGCAGACCACGACGAACCGGTTCGCCCTCCAGTATTTCCCCCTGGCGACCAGCGGCATTTTCCGGTGCCTGCGCACGTCCTTTCTGGAAACTCTGGCCCTTCACCTCACCGGTTGTGGTAAAACGACCACCACGTCCGGCCTGATTTTCATCCGGCGTACGCGCCACTTCTCCTGGTAACGGATATCCCTGTCCGGGATGAATATCGCCGGGAGCGGGAAGGCGTGGACGCTCAGTTAACTCCTGTGCTGTCGGACCGGCATCACCTTCAGCCATCTGTGAACGTACAAGCTCCTCTGCCGTCGGCGCGTTGCCACGGGCAAGGCGGGCCTGCACTTCTGTATCATCCCCCGTGAAACCACGGAATCGCGGGTCACGCATGAACGCGGGCTGCTCCATCGGTTCAGCATCAGCAATACGCTCTCCGTCAGCCAGGGTGTTAATGGTCTCCGTTGCCACATCTTCAGAGAACGCAGGATTATCCATTTCAACGGCATACTGATTCTCGCCTTTCTTCACTACGGACGGTTTCAGGCCGGTGGCGCTGGCATTGCGGAAAACGTCGCTCCCCAGAGCACTTTTTTCATCCGTGAAATAACGGTTGTCCGGACGCACCTTTTCAATGCGTTCTGCTGGTCTGGACGCACCACTCCCGTTAATTTCAATACGAACTTCATCCGGATCGCGGAACCGCACCGTCGGGTAAATACTCCCGTCGCCATCATCCGCATTTTCCGGCTGTGGCTGTGCCTCCGGTCTGGCCTCCTGCTGAGGGCGAAGCACATCACGGATAGCCTGTAACTGCTGCTCTTCAGTATCAGTACGCCCTTCCTTCAGGCTGAGTTTTCGGTATTCCTCAAGCAGTTCAGGGCGCGGCTTCGCCTTCAGCTCATCCATTACCGCCTGTCGCTTCGCCTGTTCATCCAGTTCATTCAACAGCTGGCTGGCGGCTTCCCGGCGATGAACGGCAGACGTGTCTCCCTCATGTGCCATATCCGCATCAGCATACTGTTCCAGAAGCTGCTCGCGATTCATCCCCTGCATGGATTCACGATGCTGTGCCACCGGATCAACCGGTTCGGGTTGCGGGGCTGCGTCGTCCTGCTGCACGGTTTCAGCATCACGCATGGCTGCTTCTTCTGCGGCCTGACGTCTGCCACGATATCCGGCAACCGCACCGAATGGAGCCCCCATCGCAGCACCAAAGGCTGCACCTTCGATCGTTGCGTCAGCCACGCCCTCCCACGGTGACACATCCATTCCGGCGGTCTCACGCAATGCCGTGTTTTCCTGATAGCGCGAATAGGCGTTCTGTGCCCCGTTAATTACGCCCTGTTCCGTGGCATTTCTGACAATGCCGCTTTTAACGGTCTTCGCTGTGCCTCGTGTCACCAGATTAAACAGTTGTGCGTCACCCAGTTTTGCCGCCATGGCATTCACAGCCAGCAATTCAGGATCGGTTGCCAGCTGCGCGCGCACCTCATCGGCAACACGCTCTTTTGCCAGGTCCATTTTCTGGCGATCAGTAAGCTGTGCGTGCTGTGGATCTGCATCAATTGACAAAAACGTCTGCTGAAATTTCGGTGACTGCGCCAGCTCAGCGTAATCCGCATTAAGAACAGCATCTGCTGCCGACATTGCACTCTGCCCCTGTGCACTGGCTGTGGAATGGGTGATCAGGCCCGCATGGAAGAAATCCGTCATTTTTTTATCGACAGCTTCTGCTGCCAGTGCCGTGGCTCTTTCCGGCTGCACTCCTGCCGCGATGTATTTTTTCTCCAGCCCGGCGGTCAGCGTTCTTTTCAGTGCGACCTGTCCCACCTTTCTAACCACACCGCCAGCAACCAGATCAGGTACAAGCGCACCAATCAGGTTTACACCCTTCGTCAGCAAGACCGCAGAATCATCATAGCCTTCACTCATTGGCGTGTTCAGCGCACGAACAGCACCCGGCGACATCTGATCTGTCAGCCATTCATCCGAGGCTTTGGCACCATCACTGACTGCCTTACCGGTTGCTTTCAGACCTTCACCGACAGTATCAGTGACCGCGTTTTTACCTGTTCCATCGGGAATGTTTTTAATCGCATCTCCAACAGAAGGTGGCGCGCCCAGTTCCTTTTGCGTGGAGGAAGGCGGCATGTAAACATCCGTCATGAAAGACGACAACCCGGCAAGCGTTTTTACAGGATTATTTACAAATCCATCACCGAGTCCACGGACCATCTCCCCTGTTCCCCGGACGGACTGGGCGAAACCTTTACCCATTGTTGGCAATACATCACCGAGGCTGAACGATGTGCTGTGATCAATGGCATTCTGCGGGTTGCTGAAAAAATCCTGCCAGTAATTTTCTCCCGGCTGCTTAATGTTCAGGCTGCTGCGGTTCTGGTTACCCAATTGCGCTTCAGGGCGCTGCTCATCTGAAAAAGCCATACAGACTCCAGTAAAAAAAAGCCCGACACGATGGTCGGGCGTAAGTGAACGATATTAACGGGGAGCGCGTTACTGCCGCGTAACTTTACTTCATCCAGCCTCTGATCTCTTCGGCTGATGCAGCAGCGCTATAATTCTTCGCTTTTTCCTGTTCGGCTTTTTTATCCCGGAGGTGATTCTGGTACCAAATTTCCAGTTCCTTTTCACGCCCCGGTTCCAGCAAGGCTGGCATATTGGCGGCAGTCGCTTTGACAAACTCCAGTTTGACCGGATCGCCCTCCGCCCAGGTCTGCCCCTTCTGTAAAAGCTGTTCAAATTTCTGTTGCTGAATTTTCTGCTGATATTCCGGTAAACCATGCGCAGCTAAAAATTCATCCCTCGCAGCCTGAGCATTACCGCCGTTCTTGATCGCTTCCGCTGCTACCTGGCTGGCTTCTTTCTGAATATCTTTCAGAGAAAGCCCCTCCTGCTTCGGCGTGAAATAACCGAAATTTTTCGAAATTTCCGCGAATTTACTGCGATCCCTGACAAGCTCAACAGCCTTATCAACAGGCACCGCCAGCACGGTTTGATCATCAGGATGTGCACTGCCGTATTCTGTTACAGGTTTATGCGCGGTGGAGCCATCGCTGTATGTGAGATCAAGGCCAATAAGTACGTACCCTTCCTGCTGCGCCGGTACGATACTGCCAATCCTGGCCTCTTTTATCGTCTTTTTCCCGGTTGAATCGGGCATGCCAATACGCTGTTGCAGTTCCGGGCCAAACACCCCGGAAAGGACATCAAGATTCTCCGGCGTATTAAGTGAAGCGATAGCCCTGTCCGGCTTGTCATCAAAGATTTTTTGCAGGTTGTTCACGGCCTGACCCGCTTTCGCTACATAGCCATCATTCGCCATCAGCCTCAGCGGATTACCCTCTGACAACTGGCCGTAAAGACGCATTGCGGCATCCCGATCGCCAGCATCCACAGCCTTTCCAAGCGCCGCCATCACAGGCTGATCGCGCGCCAGCATATCGTTATACTCAAGCCGTCGCTGGTTGTATTTCTGCATCCGGAGTCGCTGCTGCTCCATACCCAGCGACGCATTCCGGTAATTCTGGTTGGCGTTAAACTCCCTTTCCTGCAGTGCATAATCACGGTCATCAACTTTGGCTTTGTAATCAAAGTCACGCTGATCAACGTTTTTATTATGTTCAAACTGCGACTGCGCAAACTCAAAATCGCGCTCGTTATTTTTCTGTTGCTGAGCAAGCTGTGCTTCTCGCAAACCAAGCTCCTTACGACGGGTCATTGCCTGGTCAACAGTGCTGAATCCGGCAAGTAACCCCTGTGCAAATCCGCTCATTCACCACTCCTTAAAACAACGAACCAGCAAGACCACCGATGACTGCACCAATAGCGGCACCGGGAAGGCCACCAACGGCAGCCCCCACAGCAGCACCGCTACCAATTCCCGTTCCAATATTCTGCTTGTGCTGTGCTTTCTGTTGCGCCGCCATCATCTTGTTTGACGCCTCAATTTCTTCACGTCGTCTGTCTGCATCACTTATTCCCTGTAATGCCTCACGCCGTGACTGATTCGCAATATCCAGTAAACCGTATCCCATATTTCCTCCTTACGCTGACACCAGTTGTCCGCCAACACTCAGTTGCTGTCTTGCAGGTGCAGAAGCCCCCGTCAGTATGTTCATCTGACGATCCTGCTCTGCTTCACGGATACCATTTTTCGCGCCAGCAATTGCCAGGGCATTACGTAACCCCAGCGTATTACTGTTGGGATTATCAGGTCGGTTAACGCCATATCGTGCCATCTGGTTATCCTGCGCCATCTGCGCTGTACGGAGACTGGAAGTGGCAAGGCCGCCCACCCGGGCAAGCTGCGCATTCATCAGGCTGTTGTTCTCGCCAAGGTCAGCCAGCCTTGCCACGCGGGGCAAATATCTGGTTCGCCAGTCGTCGTATTGTTGGCGTGTCAGCGCTGCTGACGTCTGCCAGTCACCCTGTGGGCGGGCTGCTCCTGAATAACCAGCCCTTGCGAGAGTTTCGTATTTACCGTACTCCATAATCACAGTCTCCAGTTCTGAGCCTGATGCTGAATGGCATTAGCGCCGGTGCCAGGTGTTTTAGCACCGCCACTTCCTCCGCTACCGCCAGCCTTATGCATCGCATATGCACCAACCGCACCCAGACCAGCGCCAACAAGAGAGGCTCGCCCCTGCTGTTTCGTAAACGCAGCCTGTGCGTCCGATTTAGCTTTTGCCAGACTGCTGTCTGCCAGCGAGTTAAAACTCTGTAACGCATCTGCCTTCTGACCGGAACCGAGAGCCGCAACATCCTGTAGCCCGGCAATATATTTATCTGCCTGCGATACCTGCCCCCGTGTGGTCGTGTCAATCTGCCCGATCACCTGGTCGCTTTGATTTGCATCCATTACTGCATTAAAACGACCACTGGATGGGTCAACGCCGGACTGAGCAAGATTACCCGCCAGCTCCCTTCGCGCTTCACCAAACTGTTTCTGATACCCAAGATTTGTTGTGCCTGCGATATTTTCGTACTGCTGCTCACTGTTAAGGTCATCGACCTTTTTCATGAAGTTATCTTCTGCCGGACGGAGAATATTTTTGTAATCCTGCCACCCTTTCCAGGCCACCTCTTCCTGTGCTATTTGCGCTGCTGTTGGTTTTACTTTGGTATCACCACCACCTTTACTTCCGCCCATAATGGCTCCTCAGATAACAAAAAACCCTGCCGGAGCAGGGTCAGAATGTGAATTGCAATGTGGGTTTACGCTCGATGATGAATACAGTGGCAGTCAGACTGCTATCCTGAACACCATGAAGCCATCCTCATCATCCGGCATTCGCTCAAAGCCCAGACGTTTTCCCAGCCGGATAAATCCTCGTCTTGCCGTATGAAATTCGGCCCAGCGTCCGCCAGCCAGGCGGGTTAATGTCTTCACCTCCGGCAGATAACGCTCAACACTCTTACTCCCCGTACACACGCCCAGTAACACCAGAACATAAGGGATACCATCGTCACTGAGCACAGAACGCAGCACCAGAAAACCATCCGGCGCTTCAAAGCAAAACGCCTGCTTTTTAAGGCAGGCGTCTTTAACTTCATTCATAAATTCAGGGTTGCGGGAATTTCTCACAACACGCTGCATATACCGGAGAATTTTGTCGTCCATTCTCTCACCTGAAACGGGTGCCATATCGGCTGAACCTCAGCAACCAGTTGACGGGGACTTTCGTCCCCGTCGCGGTTTTCCTACTGCTTACACTGTAAGAACGCCGCAAACTCCGCTCCCCACAAATTCAGCCGGAACTCACACAACGAGCCGTGTAACATCCAGATGGTGAAGATTACCGTCATACAAATTGTGACGGTGATGAGCGATTTTTGCGACATAACGCTTGTCTCCTGAGTGGAGAGGCGCTAACCTACTACTTGTGAAGGTTGTACGGTCAGGGCCTCGGGTTAACATTAAAGTTGACTCGGGGCCTTTCCACATCAGGCCTTCAGGTTCTCCCTCCAGCCATCAGCCGAAAGGCACCCGCGCATAATCTACGATTTTTGCCCTGCACGGGCAACAAAAAACCCGCCATCACAGCGGGTTATGACATGTTGTCGGATACAGATCAGAATTTCAGGCCAATACCTACAACAACCCCGCTCGTGCGCCAGTCACCAGATCCGGAGCTTTCATACGCGACATCCATAGCAACACTTTCATTCAGGTTAAATTGTGCACCAGCAGCCCATGCAAGTGCTGTTTTTTTCGTACTGTTGCTTTCAGAAAATCCACCGGTACTGTTAATGTTGTCCTTAATTTTCAGGTCAGCGGTAACTTTAGCTACGCCCATACCAGCCATTGCATACACACTGAGGTATTCGTTAAACCGCCACGAAGGACCGGATAGTAGACTCCAGTAATTAGCCCTGATATCAGTTCTCGCTGAAGCTGCCGGATTTTTAACCTCTCTGGATTCATCTCCTGGGTTAATATCAATAAATGCCTGCGCATTAGTCATAGAACGCGCCCATGTAAAAGATGTTATAACACCAATCTCATCCGTTATCTCATAACGATACCTGATGCTCATCCCCTGAGGAGATTTGCCTTTGCCATCATGCCCCCGGACAGAAGCATCTGCATATTCGCCTGAATTGAAGTAGTGTCTGTTTGTAAAACGGTTAAAAGTATCAAGATTATAAAGACTTAAATCCTTAACAAAATTGTTCAGTCCAGAGAGCTGAAGATGAGCGTATCCGAAAGAAACTGTACTGTCACCTTGTGCTGCACAGGCAGGGGCTGCTACAAAACTCATCACAAAAGTTGTGCACGCAAAAATAATTCTGGCATGTTTCATTTTTAGACTTTTCCTATAATAAAATAACCCCGTATTATCTAAGATGAATTTAGTTTTATTACTTAATATTCATACTGACAGGCATATCAGTCATATATTGATGAATTAATGACCAACACTTTATCTATATACGGCTTCCGAATATCCCATGTTGCACCACCGGAATAATGCTCACAGGAATATATTTTATTTCCTGTAGCACCAGTGGATGTGGTGTAAATCGGTCGGTCATAAGGTGTTCGTTTCCAGTTATAATATCCAACCAGTGCAGGCATAATTGCGCATGGATATCCAAGGTCCTTCTCAAACTTGATATCAACTGGTATTAACTTCGCGTCAAGCAGCATCATTTCACCATGGTAAATCATCTCACCCGACGGGTTATACATGGCGATACCATACTCAGAAGGTTGAGTAACCATATTCGCAAAAGCATAAACAGTCGTAACACCAGGATTCGTTCCCCTGACAATTTGATGAAGCCTTAAGGCATGATATCCATCAATCTGTTCATGTGTGTACATGACATCGGCCTTTTTCTCTGTTCTGATAAAGAAAAAACAACTTTTTCCTGACGGGATTGATGTTTTAAAAAAAGCCTTCTCAGTTGCCGGAATAGTTCCCTTATTGATCAGACACTGAGGCGTAAACCCCGGGCTTATCCACAAGCTGCCATCTGGTTTCGTAATGCTTAAACCATACATACAACTCACCCCCAGAATGTATAAATATATGACCCCATCCCCTGCTCAAGATTCGACCATGTCACCGTATTGCCATTAATGGTTATCTTCGGTACTTTCCGGTCCTTAAATACATTATTCCACGGAAATAATGAACAGACTGCCTGCAATGTTTTCCCTTCTGGTTTATTCGTATACGTTTTTGATCCCGACTCCGCCGTAAACCTGTCCAGGAAAAATATGGGAGTAAGCACGCCCGTAACATTAACATTGTTTCTGTTGTATATTGCAAAACCATATTCTGCCAATGTCAGCCTCCGGCTCAGCTTAACCTGCCTATGCGAACAGCCAGGCGTCCGTTCTGGTCATAAACTTCAATTTTATCATTGCGGATCACCAGCCCCACATTCTGATTAGAGTAACGAATTGTCAGTTGCCCCTGCGACGTAACACTAAAAAGGCCACCAATATTCAGGTTACCCTGAGAATCAACCTGAAAGTTCCCGTTCTGAATAACGGCACTCCGGATAACTGGCGAAGTGATACTTACCCCGGCTTTTACCTCATCCGCCACAACCTTCCGCGACACCAGTGTTTCAATCACCGCGTCATAAATCATCGCTTTGGGAATAACAACTTTTCCACCTGACACCACAAAGGGATAGGCTGTGTTATCCGGGTTGTTCGGGTCAAAGACAAACAACTGCGATGCCGAAATTGCAACCTGGCTTACCGGCTTCCCTTCACCATCTTTTCCTGCAACAATTCCGATCCCCGCAGTAATTCCCTCAACACCGGTCTTTTTTGACCACATGGCCAGGAAAGCTTCACCGCCTTCTTTATCCACCTTAGTGATGCGCTCATTTACCTTATTAAGCTCTTCACTGGTTGACTTATTCATCCCCGTAACACGGGTATCAATACCACCGATAGTTTTCAGTGTTTCTTCCCTGAGATTACCCACAACTTCCGTCGTCTCGATTGCCGCGTCCTTTACTGCCTGCCCCTGAGCATTCTTTATTTCCTTACGCAGCTCTTCCACCACCGGTGACTTTGCAGCCTCCTCCTTGATCTGGTCAATAATGGCCTGAACGCTTATCTGGGTTTGTGCGGGAGTGCCTTTTACCGCGTTCCATGGCCCTTTCACTCCCGCTGCATTAACAAAGCGTATCCAGTAGAATCCCGACCAGCCCGGATCAACCGGATCACCGTAAACCTGCCCCGGCGTCGTGGCAACCAGCACCGCATCCGAAAGGTCATCCTCCGTACCCCGCCAGATTTCAGTCAGTGAATGACCGCGATAATTCGGCATATCCCATTCAAGCAGTACCGAGCCAAATCCCCCTGTCGCCTTAAAATTCTGAGGTTTCGATGGGAAATCAACGACCATTACAGAGCTGTCCATCTCAATCCCCGGATTAAGGGCATATGCGGCACCACCTGAAGTCCGGCGACGGGCCAGCTTCAGACCGACCAGTTCTTCACGGGTTACAAAAGCATGACGACCATCGCCACGTTGTCCTGTCCCTATCTCCATATTTTCCACAACCGCAGATAAATCCTTTCCTGCGCGCCACGGTTTTTTTGTCATACCGGCAGCTCCGACATCGATGTACTGAGTGTAATACGTTCAACCTGACCAAAACCGGAAACCAGTATCTGCCAGTTTTGCCCGGTTGCAGCAGGTAATCTCACAACGCTTCCCGAAAAGCTTCCAGGTGCAAGGTGAATCACCGGAACATCATCTGCCAGCACAGTAATTCCCACCCGCTCTGGCGTCGGAGACTTCACCCTGAGACAGGAGAAAGAGGTTCTTTCCGGAAGGGAAAATACCTTTGAATGCCATCTGATTGTCGACGGCAAACTCCCTCCGGCGATCGCAGACATGTTTTGTCCTGATACCACCCGCATAACATCGTTAACCAGGTCAACACATGCGCAGTCAAAAGGTGTACTGAGGTAGCGGATATCCATACCTGCCGGGTTGAAGACAAACACATCCTGCTTACCATCCGGTTTCGTGTAACAGGCAATGTATTCACCACGCCAGGGATAAGCCACAATGGAGGCCGGATTAAACTGACTCTGCCACTGTTCCGGCGAAATAATCTGCTCCGTCGCCAGAGCGGCATTACCGTTTGCATCAACAGACACCAGGCCATTTGTTCCTGCATACAGCACAAAGCCCTCCATCGCGACCATACTCCGCCTGCTCAGACACGCCTGCATTGAAGGAATTCTGGAGCCGGAAATTGTGGAAGGCGATACACCACTGAACAGATAAGGCTCACCCTTTGTCGCCACCACCAGTGACGTTCCGAGCGGACAGATAGCTACAATATCTTCTGCCGTCGTGTGACGATTCACTTCCGGCCATGCATACGGCAGATACGCTTCCGAAAACATCACTTCATTACCGGCAAACCCGGCGGCAATACCGTTAGCCATCAGGCAAAGGCCTGTCATATTCTCTGGCGGCGGCAGGTAATCCCATGTCGCCAGCGAAGGTCCAAGGTTTTTCGCCGGTATTTTGTCCGTGTAACTGAGCACGGATGCATCCAGTTCAGCCACAAGTAAAAAATCCGCCTCCCCTCCACCTGATGCAGAACGATAAATACGACGACGTTTAATACTGGCATTCTGCAATGGCACCGGAGCCAGCGTCAGTTGTACCGCAGTTCCCGGAGTACGGAGTGTTACCTCCAGAGACGCCGGACCTGGCGGACCTTCTTCACCATAATCTGAGACAAAGGTTTCCGTATAAAACCGGGTTTCATCATCATTCGGGTTATCGTCAGAAACATCACCGCCCTGCTGGACAGTACAGACAGGAGCTGTCGTCGGCGCGGGGATCCCAAGACGATACGATGATGTCGGGTGATTCCCGTCCCCTTTTGTGGCAATGGTCGCATCCGTCACTTTAGGAAAACGCCCGTCAGTGTAGTAAATACGCCCGTGGGGGTCCTGAGCGATCGGACTGCGGATCACATCCACCACATCCGGCCATGCAAACCAGAAATCGTCACGGTAATGAAAAATTGTTTTTGGCTTAATTGTGAATGTTTTCTCAACCCCGGATATCTGACGTTCTGGTGTAATAACACCAAACCGGAAATGGCAGTCCTCCGCCAGTACAGCGGAATGCTCGGGCAGCATGGATGTCACAACGCGCGGCATCATCCCACGCATCGTGGTGATATCGATATAGGGCATAGAAATTCCTTTGACTGCTTCAGGCTTAAAAATCAGGGGATTTATGATGGAATTCGCTAAAATCGCGATCGGTATCACTGCAACAGAGTGTTGCTATGATATTCTGGACAAGACGTAACAACTCACTAATTGTTATCAAACGTCTTTCTTCTGGTCGGGGAGCATGTTGCTCCCCTTTTTTTACTGCATTACCACCGCAGCTGTAGCAACAAGAGCCAGCACACCACCAAGCCACACAAACAGCATGAAGCACATTGCGCCTGTGGTGTAACGTTTTCTTCCGATTGTCCGGCATCTCTCTTTATTCATCATCTGCACCTTCTGAACTATCAGAAGATTCTGCGCATCCGGCAGGACCGCCATCAGGCACCAACAAGCCGTCTGACGCTCACACCATACAGCCCGTTTTTCGCCATTCCCGTATACAGAAAGGTATTCACCGTCTTCGTGTGGATACCCATTTCACTGGCAAGGCGACAGGGTCTCGACTGGCGGTAGACATAACCGAACATCACCACCATCTCTGACATCGTCAGCGGGCGGGCAACACTGTTATACGTCCACACGCCGTTGCGTATGGCATCACTTATCTGTTCGCCATCACGGAGCAACTCCGCATCCAGTTGCAGAAAATGACGCCCCTGGAACATACAGCGCATCAGCCTGCCCAGCAGGCCATCACTGATTATCAGCCAGGATTCGTCAAAGTCCGGGATATAACGGCGGTTCTCCGGCAGGAAAAACTCCCTCGCCAGTATCACACTGTGTTCCTTCAGCAACTGTTGCAGTCCATATTCCAGGTAGCGGTTCCTTGTGGCCAGAATTACCTTCATCGCAGCACCTTCCTGTTTTTATGCCCCATGAAAAAAAACGGCAGGCAAAACTCCTGTGCCTGCCGTCATACTTCATGTCACCTTCAGCAATTAAAACTCGAAGTTCACACCAACGTTCCAGGAGGCATCCCCATCACTGAATGCCACGCCTGCTTTCGCTGCGGTCTGCTCGTTGAAGCGGTAACCCACACCCACTGCCAGTGCCTGCTCATCGCTGTAACCACCCACCGCTGCTGACGCGTTGAATTTACCCACGCTGTACGGCTGGAACAGACCAGTCAGGGCCGCAGACTGTGCTGCTGCTCGTTTCATTTCCTTGTGGTTTTCATTAATCTGGCGCTGCTGGCTGTCCAGACGTGCTGAATGTTGCTGCAGCGTACGGGTATTGGCTGCAATCGCCTTGCTGTTTTTCTCAATGGATTGCGTGTTACGGGTGACACGGCCATCAATGGCACCAACTGCTGCATCAATACGGTCAGTACGACCAGACAGGGCCACCAGACCATCGTTAACAGAAATGGTGTTCTTTGCACCTTCTGCACGGGTCAGGGTGCCATCAGAACTCACACCAACCAGTGTGCGGGATTCGACTTTTGCAGCTGTTGCAGCAGCCGCAGCATCAATCTTGTCGGTACGCGTGGTCAGTTCACCAAGATTTTTCTTCTGCGCTTCAAGCTCGCCTTTCTGAGCATCAAGCTTGCCTTTCTGAGCTTCAAGCTCATTCGCAACAATGGTGGAGTTGGCGGACTCCCATGCCAGATAGCGCTGCAAAGATACGCGTTCTTTTATTTCATTCGGTGTTACAGCCACATTTCCATACTCATCCAGGCCGACGTTGGTTTCCATCTGCTGGATTGCTGAAACGCGGTTGTACAGGTCACGGATATTCTGTTCTGTCAGGAGGTTTGTCTTAATATCATCAGTTTTCCCTGATGCCGCAGCCTTCATGAAATCATGAACTTCTTTATCATAAACAGTAAATGTTGTTGAGCCGTCTGCGGAGGTAATTGTAACATTACCATTGCCATCTATTTTACTGAGAAGTGGAATCGGCTTATTTCGCTCTTTTTCCACATCACCTAAGCCACCCCAATCAATATGTGCCGTTTTATTATCTGGGTTATAATATACTTTATAAATACTCCCAGCGCCGTTCTGAGCATTTAAAGCAGAATAAGATTGCTCAGCAGCCATAATATCAAAGCTAACCCCAAACAAAACACCTGCCATTGCCGCAGACAAAACAGCCTTTGTAAATTTCTTGCTCATGTGGTATACCCTATAAAATTATCTGTATACAAATAAAACAGTTCAACATCGGATATATAAAGAAAATCTGATGTCTCGCCGCTATCATGAGCTTACTCCTGAAGAAATTCCGAATTTTAATATGAAGTTTTTCGGAATTTCCTTACTATAACGTCGGTGATATCACGTTCGCGAAGGGATATCCGCATTACGACTGGCCTGCCACTTATGCTGTCTCTTTATTCATCAACAATTTGTATACGGTTACATCTTTAATTGTGAAGTTAGTCACAAAAAGAAGAAAGTCAAATAATCAAATTGTGCTTAACTGTTTACATCAGCACAATCTGATGACTATTGAGTGACCATTGAAGGACGCACTAAATTATTTTCAGCAATCCCTCAGCCTACGAAAATTCTGTATCCCCTGAATGTTTAATTTACACTCTTTTTATGCAATTATTCTTTCGACTATAAAAACACCACTATCTCATGTATGACCTTGGGGAGCGTGCCGTCTCCCCGTTTTTTCGCTTACAGTTTCATGACGACTTTCAGTTTCAGGAATCAGCAGTTACCATGCAATACGAAAATTCTGTATTGCATCCGCGACCTCATCTCAATATCTTTGTCGCCGGATAAAAATAACTATCAACCACAAGTATCATGCTCTCGGGGAGCACGCACTCCCCAGTTTTTTATCTTTGACAGGGGTGAAGGAGGCCGTTGCATCTCCTTTAATTATCATTGCCAGATTATTTCCTCGACCTGAGTATTCTTTATTTAGCCATAGCTTTGTAGCAAGGGGCTGGAGCGCCCCTCTTTTTTTCACCTGTCAGCCATGCCGACCTTATACGCCAGTATAGCTTCCGCATCACCCAGCGCTTCAATCTCTTTTTTCATCGTGCGCTGTCTGACATGAATTTCCATCCCTTTGGTGAACATCGCCTTCTCCGCCGCCTCACTGAGTGCCATCAGCTCCCCAGCCGTCATCGGGACGTCGTTATTCTCCGCATCCGTCCAGAAAAAACCCTCCGGCAGTATTCCTGCTTTCGCGGCAGCCACCGACGGCTCAAGACGCGTCTGCGTTGACTTCCCGTAGTCCCATTTACGCCCATTGTGCTCAAACGTGTAGTTCGCCGCTTCCATCGCATTACGCCAGGCGTTGATCTCATTAATTTTCTGTTGTCTGGCTTTTTCCACCGCATCTTCCGGTTGAGTATACGGCGCGATTTGACCATATTGACCTGAGTTCAGTGCCTGCCAGAGTTCTTTTCCATGAGGGGCTTCGTCCGTTGGTGTCGCCGTAAACGGAAGCCAGTCCGTCTCCTCCTCGTCAACTCCGGTGAGTTTCACCAGACAGTTGATACATCCCTGCCTGGTATATACCGGATCCTTAACCGCACTGATCGCTATTATCATGCCGTACCTCGTTACGCTATCCGCTGGAAAAGAGTAATAAAGTTAAACATCGAGTTCTTTCCTCCTTGCATTCCTTCTGGCATCAGATCAATATATGCGGCGGGTTTAAATGCCCGCCACACCCCCGGAATGTCCTCCTCCAGTTTCAAAAACCAGATTTGATTTGGTGTTGATGCGCCTGTTTGTGTTGTCTGTATTGAAATCAGATCAATGGAGCTACCCTGAATGTTTTCATATATCCCTGATGAAAATAAGCCTTCGCCGTCAGCATAGACAGAGGACACGCCAAAAACATAAGAACCAACCGCATATTTCCCGGTGGAAACATTGCCGTCCCTTCCGGCAACCCCCTGTGGGCCTGCCGGGCCAGCTGGTCCCTGCGGACCTGCAGGTCCTGTATCACCTTTTTGACCCCGGGGTCCGGTCGGGCCTGCATCACCTTTGGGACCAGCTGCACCAGCCGGTCCCCGTGGGCCTGCGGGCCCCACTGCTCCCGCAGGTCCTGTCGCCCCCTGCAGCCCACGGAGGCCCTGCTCACCTTTCTGTCCTGCAGGCCCCTGAGGTCCGGGTTCACCGCGCTCACCTTTCGGACCTGTGGGACCTGCCGGTCCTTGCTCGCCCCTGTCACCTTTCGGTCCAGGTATGCTTTCTCCCGACGGGCGGGTTGTCGCAACCTCTTCTGCCTTCTGTTTCGCTGCCCTGGCCTCATCCATTGCCGCCTTCACAGCTTTCGGTGTGGCTGCCTTCGTTTCATCATCACTGTCCGTTGCGCTGCTTAACTGCACAATTCCCTTCTGTGCCGTCGTCGCATCTGCCACATTTGCTGCGCTGCCCGCCGGGCCTGGCTCCCCACGAGGTCCCTGAGGTCCAGCTTCGCCTCGTTCACCTTTCGGACCTGCCGGACCCGGTTCACCTCTCTCTCCGGCGGGGCCCTGTAATCCTTGCGGACCACGTTCCCCGGGTTCCCCTTTCGGCCCCGCAGGTCCGGTCTCACCGCGCTCTCCCTTTGCTCCTGCCGGCCCCGGCTCACCTCTCGGACCAGTATCCCCCTTTGGTCCCTGAGGCCCCCCCGGGTCTCCTTTTTCGCCTCTGGCCCCGGTTTCACCACGCGGCCCCATTGCTCCCTGTGGCCCGGTCGCACCACGTGGGCCAGATGGCCCTGTTGCGCCAGCTGGCCCCTGCACTCCCTGAGGTCCCCGTTCTCCTGTATCACCTTTCTGGCCCGGTATGCCCTGAGGTCCGCGCTCTCCCTGCTCACCTTTCTCCCCACGCGGACCCGCCGGACCTGTTTCACCACGAGGACCAGCATCACCTTTCGGCCCTGTATCGCCTTTAGGTCCTCGTGCATTCTCAGCCATACGTCTGGCTTCTTCAGCACTAACTGTAGCAGCCTCAGCACGTTTAAGAACGTCTCCGGCGGCCTCCTGAGCCACTCTGGCGGTTTCAGCATGTCGTCTGGCCTCTTTAGCGTCAGCTGCCGCTGCCTTTTCAGACTCACCTGCCCGGGTCGCCGCCTCTGCAGCCTCACTGGCTTTTTGTGCAGACTCCGTCGCTTTGCTTGTCGCAGCCTTCGCGCTTTCTGATGCAGTCTTCGCACTGGCAGCAGCGCTTTCCTTCGACTGTGAAGCCTGATTATTTTTCACCGCCGTGTCTTCGTTCAGACGACGAATCGTGGCAAGGTCATCCGCCACATTGTTCTGTATCTGCCGGAAATCTGTCAGCAGTTCTCCGGGTATGCTCACCTCAACAAGACTGCGGCGTAACAGCATATTGAGCGTCACCGTACTTTCAGTCCCCTCAATACGCACACGTCCGTAGACAGCAGTCTTCCCTTTCACCGTCACAGAAACCGCATACTCCCCCGGCTCCAGCGTCATTCCGTAATATCCACCTTCACGGGTCACTGCTGACGCACTGGTGCCGCTGAGCGCATCCGGTGAAACTGTCAGCGCCGTCAGGGTAATATTTGCGCCTGATATTGCCTCACCATCAGGAGATTTCAGCGTCCCCGAAACAACAACACTCACATTCCACCTCCGTTAAACACCTTCTTGCGGGCAGACAATGCACTGTCTGCACCCTGTTTAATCCCGAGCTGCTCAACAAAACTCTGATAATGTTGTGCTGCCAGTCCTGACTCTGCACCACCGGCTGCATCCTTGCTGAATGCACGAAACAACATCCAGTCAACCAGCGGGTTAACATAAGCCTCTTCCAGCGGTACAGGCGTGTCATCATCCTGCGTCAGAACATACACCGCCTCCGGAATGCGGCTGACCACAGCATCAACACTCACAGCCTCCTCCGGTGCCGGAAACAGCCAGAACACGCGCGGGGCAAGGTCACTGCTGATAAAGCATTCCGGTTTCCCCCTCAGCATGTGCCAGTCGGGATACTGTGCATCAAGCACCTCACGGGATTGCGGTTTTACAGCACTGCCATCGCTGAGGCATATCACGTCAAGAAGCTGTATTGCGCCATCAGGCAAAGTCTGACGTGCACCAGGAACACAATTCAGCGTCTCCAGACTTGCGCCTGCATCCGGCCTTGCCAGAATCACCGCCCGCACAGCATCATTGTAATAATCACACAGCTCAGCCAGAGGCCAGCGCACCATCATCGGGTCAACCAGTTGCGTGTTCACTCGTCCGATGATTTCAGTAATCGTCGTCATCAGTAAAACCTTTGTCTGCGGACAGGATTGCGGTATGAGGAGTACGGACTTGTCGCCAGTGTGTCGCGATATGCCCGACGGATACCCTCAGAAAACAGCACAGAGAAATACTGTGCGCGCGACGGGTCTGACCATGAAACCCCGGTCTGCATGAACAACCGTTCAAGCGCCCCTGCAGCCACTTCTTCAGACCATGCCCGCAGTTCATCCTGCACCTGACGGCTCCCTGCTTTCGGAGCAACGGCATAAAGCACACTCACCTCTCCGGGCGAACAGGCAAAATGCATTACCCGCCCCGGGCGGATTTCCACATCATGACCGGCAAAAAGCTCACGCCCGTCAGCGAGGATACGAATAATATGTACGCACTCTTCATTCTCCGCGTCATATGGCAGCACACAGTCCTCTCCGGCTGACGGTGACAGCGTGGCTTCACGGCGGCACAACAGGGACTGACGGCAGAATGCCACTGCCGACATGGATAATGCATCCGTCATCATAATGCTCAGCGGACCGCTGATATGACGACGGACATAAGGCAAAAAATCAGTCAGTTCCGCCATGCTGTTCAGTCTCCGCAACACGACGGCGAAATGCCTCACGCACACGGACACGAAATGCATCAGCCGTTTCTTTCGGGTCTTTGTGAATATCCAGCTCTTCTGCCTCACACAACGTTGCCAGCCGTGCGGACGTGAGTTTGCTCAAATCCACATCCTGACCACCAACGCTAACCACAAAACTGTTCTCCGCTTCTGCAAGAGCCACCTGTTCTCTTTCCTGCGCCTGCTGTGCCTGCCGCAACTGCTCATCCTGTTGTTGCTTTTTGAGCACACCATCAAGCTCTTCATGACGAACCCAGACATCCGGAAAGGCCAGCAACTGCCAGGCAAGCGCGCTGTCAACATGCACCGGCTCAAGACGCGGAAACAGTGTACGACTGCCGGTAAGGGTATCCTTTTTCACGGGTTTGGGGCCGATATAGACAACGGCAATTTTCTCGCTCATATAATTCCCCGGATAAAAAAGCCCGCATGACGCGGGCCGGAAGGTTTATATCAGTATCCCACTACGGTATAACGCAGCAGAACATTCAGGGTACCGGTCGCAGCAGCTGTCTTAATGGTGACCGTAACCAGCTCTCCATCACTCTGTGTGGTGTACGGCTCCACTGGCACATATTTAGCAAAGCTGGCAGTTACTGCACCACTGTCACCAATGAGCTCATGCTTGCCAGATTTAACGCTGACGGTCGCCGTACCACCAAGACCACCTTTTGAAATCAGTTGGATCCCATTAATGCGAACGCCAGTCGGCAGTGAGAGAAGATTAATAACGGTTTCCTGTTCGGCAGCATTCACTGTAAACACACCTTCTGCCACCGACTCATTACCATGCGTACCTGAATAAACCCGCTCACTCAGTGACGGAGCAAGGATAGTCTTTGCCATAATTAATGACTCCTGAAAAAGCCGGGCGATAACCCGGCATGGGGAAAGGAAAAATCACAGCTTCACTGCGGTATCAACGGCAATAACACCGTGATCCTGCATCTTGCCGCTCTTCTCGGGGAAACGGATTTTTTTCAGACCGTTGATCCAGCTGATTGCTATCTCAGTACGGTTATCCATATCCGTTTTCTTCTCAACCATGTTGAAGTGGCCGCCGCCCTTCTGGCCGTACGCATTCGCCAGCGCCTGAGCCCCCAGCAGCATGGCACGGTCGATGTTGGTCTTGGCCTGCTTCTCCTCTGTGGTTGCTGCCATATCGTTTTTCGATACAAGGACCTTTGAGTCCTTATAGAAACGGATCGGCATCCCCGCATACTTACGGACCAGAATATTGCGCCACATCGCACATTCGCCTTTGAACAGCGGATGGTTAAACCCTTTTGAGCGGTTTACGGCACGCGTCATCATCTGGTTCCAGTCCTTGCCGGACGTGGAGGTGTACCAGTCATTCCACTGACGCGGCGTGACGTAGAGGACGTAATACGGATCTTCGCCATACAGCTCATCACCGGACAGGCGTACCGGTTGTAACGGATGAGCCATCTCGTCAATAAACAACGAGAGATTATCGACCAGCGCAAGAGTGAACAGGTCAGACTGGTCAATACTCTCAAAACTCGTCGCATCCCCACCGAAAAAATGACGATCATGCGTCGGCGGCAGTACGTCGTTGATCATGATTTTTTTGAATTCAGGGTGATCTGCCGTTGGCAGAATGGTGTCATCAGCAACAAAATCACCGCGGGCACCGGCAAGATGCACTATCGCACACTGGTCCTGCAGGTCGTTAAAGTACGTACCCAGCAGCGTTCTGGCAGAGGATGCCAGGTTGAACTTCGTACGCTGTTGGCTCATACGTCCGCCCGCATCCACCAGGTGACGGCCCTGATTAATTTTCAGGGAAAAATCAGCATGGCTGAGGTCTTCACCACGGCCTTCAACGCGCTCATCCCCCATCGTCGGACGTTTAGAGAGTTTGTGCATGATGCTGAACGTCACTTCATCACCGGCCTGTTTGTTGAGGTCCGTGATTCGCACAACCGGTGCACCGGCACTGGTCTGCTTCGTGCTTTTCTTGTCAGGCGAAACTGCTTTTGGTGCATCCTGCTGTTCAGTGAGTATATTCACCATTGAGCGGTTGCGGTTGGCAGCCGTGAAAAGCGCCACCTGATACAGCTTATTCGCCTGGGCTGTTGTTACTGTGGTCATTACGTCAGTACTCCTTCAGTGGTTACCCGAGTTTTTCCAGAATCGCGTCAATTTCAGCGTCCGTCATGCCTCGCATGGCGGCTTCAATTTCGGTATGGGAAGCACCAAGTAACCGTTCAAAATTATCACCGGTTCCGACGGAAGCCGTGTTGCCAAGCTCTGACGGGGAAGCAGGCACAGCCATCTCCCGTTCAGCGGCTTTCACTTTTTCTTCCGCCGTTTTCCGGATATCCGTGTTGTCTGCCTTGTCATCAGAAGGCGGCTCACTGGCTTCACCGAAAGCGAGCTGCGTACGGCGGGCCACTTCGGCGAAACGTTCAGTGAGCGGTTTGTCTTTCCATGCGGGGTCATTCTGGAGCTTCCCGTCGATGGATACGGCAACCGAGAAGCGATCCGGATCGGAGTTCTGCCACGTTTTCAGCACCGGCACGGCATTCATCGCATCAAGAACCGGTGATAAATCCTCACCACCATGACCTTCTGCCTGCTGTGCTGATTGCTGAACACGGGACTGGAGATAGTTATTTTTACGGATGAGCGAAGCCACCGCGTCACCAATTTCCGGATACATATCCCTGATACGGGCAATCTTCTCATCAGAGATTTTTTCGTTTTCCGGTAACGGTGCGGGTTTCATACCGGCCTGGTGGATCTGAGACGTCAGCAGTTCAACCAGGCGTTTTTCTTCGGCTATCTGTCCCCGAAGAAGTGCGGCTTCCTGTTCGGCCCGCTGCTTACCGGAACGTTCAGCCTCAAGGACTTCATAGGGAATGACGTGTTTACCATCGCGGGTGAGCACACCCTTCGCCTCCGGCTCCTTCACGTCCTGCGTCTGCTCAGCACTGGCATCCGGCGTCGGTGCCGCAGTGTTATCGCCCGTCTGTGTCTGTGCTGCCTCATCCGCATGATTTTCTGTGGCGGCCTCTGTCACGCAGTCCTGTTCGTGACCGTCAATATCCACATCTCCAAGCCCTTCCAGCATTTTTTCCAGTTGTTCCGGGGTTTCTTCACCCGTAAATTCAAAATCCATAAATAACTCCGCATGGTCTGTTTATCGGACAGATCCGAATGGTTGAGTAAATAAGGCTTATCGCTGCCCCCGCGAATAAGCGCACCGCTCCCGGAACGCTTATCTCCGGAAACAAAAAACCCCGTACGATGACGGGGTTCCGTTAAGTTCAGGATTTTCAGAGCGGCATTTCATGCATCCGCTGTTGTAGTGTATGCAGCATCTGTTGCTGAAGAACTTCCTGCTCCTGTTCCATATTCTGTATGCCGGTAATGATTTCTGCCGTATGTGCCTGGTTAAGCGCATCCACATAACGCTGTCCCTGTGCCGCGGCGACATCCCGTTGTGCGCCAGCATTATCCCGTTGCGCAGCCGCGCGTGCCCTGGCAGCTTCTGCTTCCAGTTTAGCCACCCGGCCTGTCATTTCGCGCATCTGAAGTTCTGCCTGCTGTTGCTCCAGCGCCTGCTGTTGTGCTGCCGCTTCCTGCTCTTCCGGAGTCATCTCATCCGGTGATTTTGGCGTCCCCAGCGCCGCACGAATACGTTCGACAAATTCCTGTTTCTGCGGCACATCCAGAAGATTAACCCACAGATCGAGCACAACAGCCTGCACCTGAGGCGGCAGCCCCTGAATAACCTCTGACATTCTCTGTGCAAGCTGTGCCTTAAACGCCGGTGTCTGCTGAACAGGAGCCAGCGCAATATGTGTATTTAACCTTGAAATATCATTGGTCAGTTCACCATTATCACCTTCAGCATTGAGGACAATGGTCTGGCGACGCTGACGATCATCGCGATTAATCACCACCGCATGATTACGCCGCTTTTTCAGGTCATCAAGAAGATAAGCGAGCAACAGCCTTCCCACCTGCTGGCAGGCAAACTGGTAGTTATCGTTGATTTCGGCAAGGGTTGTGGCTCCCTGCTCCACCAGGTTGCTGATCGCCACGCCGGACGATGCATTTGAATCCTGCCCGAGAAATGCGGAATAAACCCCCATCGTGTCCTGGATAAGTTTTTCCGACTCCTGCATGACCTGAAACTGCTGGCTGGCAACCTGAAAATCCTGTTCAACCCGGAAAACATCAGCAACGCTTTTCTGATTTTTTCGGGCCGGATTCAGTTTAATAATGCCATCCGGACGCTCGATCTGCTCCATCAGATCGTTGTCTGACAACTGGGTGGCATCCTCGTCCATAATCACGCGTTTGGCCTGAAGCAACCACGTCAGTTTTATACGACGAAAATTCACCTCATCCTGTGCCGGAATGGCCCGGGAAATCAGCCCGTAAGGCTCCCCGGTTTTATCCTTCCGGTATCCCCAGAAGGGAACCAGCGGGAACATCCCCTGCGGCGCACTGCAGGGGCGATCCACAATAAAGTGCGGTCCCACAAACCAGGCTTCACGAATACGACTTACCCGCCCGACTCTCACCTGCACCCGCCCGGATGCCACAGCCACCGCATGCATCAGATTATTTTTATCAAAGGCCACCACCCGTCCATTACTGAGTTCAATCACCGGAAGACGCTCGAATGTACGGTAATAAACCACCTGAAGCAGCACACGACGGCGTTCACGCTGAAGCCATTCGTTCTGCTGTCGATCCCATGACTGATACTCTTCCCATGCACTCATCAACGGACTGGGCTGGCCTTCAGTAACCGTGGTATCGACAAAACCACGCCAGTCATCAATGGCATAATCGATAACCTGAGCCATTCCCGGAAATGTGGCTTTTGCCTCATCGGTATCCATCCAGCGGCGGCGCATCAGCCAGCGGCAGTCACTTAAATCAGCCTCCCGGCTGAGCCAGTCCCAGAACACTTCATTCCGGCTGACAGTAGACACCTTAAACTCAGGCCCGAACGGATCGCTGTTCCGTCTGACCTCCACCCAGCTGAGCCCCGCTTTGATTTGTTCCGCATAGGCATCAGAACGGGCTTTATTCATATTTCCAAGGCGGCAAGCATCGGCAAATTCAGCATTAATAGCTTCAGCCAGTTTTTCTGTTTCATCATCAGGATCATCTGATATCACCAACAGATCAGTCCGCGTTTTGGCCTCCATACCCAGAACACCATCAACGGTAGGCGCGATGAGGTTATGGATGGTCATCGGCTGACCGCGATCTTTCAACACCTGGAGAACTTCCGGTGGCAACTGGTCACCATCGTAATACGCACAGGCCTTGTTTGCGGCATCGCGCCATTTAGGCTGACTGTCAATATCAGAACAAAGCGCCTGTAACTGGCGCTGAGAAAAACGCGGCGTGGCTCCGTTGTCGTTTTTCGTCGCCATGGTATTAGTTTCATTTTTCATCAGTGAGCCATCCAGTGTGTGGTTCTGCGTTTATCCGTTTTCTGTTTTACCCTCACCGGCATTCTGGCGCGCATCTCCTGGGCAATCATGTAGCTCATAAGCTGATCATCAAAACAGCCTTCCTGTGCATTCATGGAGCCTTTCGCGTCATAAACGTAGGTGTTCATTTCTGATAATGTGCCCGACCAGCGGATCCCCGACAGGCCGTTATTCAGCAGCGTTTTCATTCCCTCTGTCAGGACCGGTTTACTCTGGCGGGTTGTCAGCCAGCCAAGACGGGGCGTATCGTCGTCATATGCCTGGTCAAGGTGCTGTTCGTTGTAGATATAACGCGTCGGATAGAGTTCCCTGAGTTTCAGGATAACGGCATGTCCGTGATTGTTACGCTCCGGCCCCACAAACGCGTTGTTGTACATACGGCAGACCTGCGCAATGAGATGAGCGAAAAGCTCCGCATCGAGATGACCAAACCAGTGAGCCACCTGCTCACCATTACTGCATCTGATGATATCCAGCGATGAGCGGTCTCCGTGCTCCAGCCCCTCAGCGGTATCTGCTCCGCATACATACTCTTCATCCGGATCCGGCAGCTCCCAGACCAGCAGATAATTCATCAGCGTCCGGTGCTGTTCGGCTTTATTCCCGTCACGCAGAGACTGCGCCTTGGTCTTCGTTCCTGTAACCGGTTCAATGTCATAAACAATCAGCGGTGGCGAACAGAATGACTCTGCCTGCAGCGTGCTTTCCGCACTGAACACCCGTCGTCCTGACGTCAGAAACGCCTCCTGTGGCGTTGAGGGAAATTCCTGCTTCATTTCCTCACGCTGTTCAGTTTCCTTGCAGATGTACCAGTGTTTCTGCTCATCGGTAAGCGTGATGTTCATTGCTTTTTCAACCGCAGAAAAATACGCTGTTTTTTCCCGTGACAGCTTAAGTCCGCTTTCCGGCACTCTGGCGCTGTATTTGAGATCCTGCCACCAGGCGTAAAAATGGAATTTATAATCCTGTGGCGTCAGCGCCAGCCCTGATGCAGTGATTTCCTGTGCCCGGTTACTCATCTCGTAAAAATCGCCACCCACACCTTCAGCAGTGGATTCATCAAAGATAATGCACTCATCAGAGACGGCATTAAGTGTACCGGTTCGCAGTTCTTTCGCCTTAGCCGGATATTTTGCGCAAATTTTGCCGTGCTCTGAGATATGCAGGCGCTGCACCGTACCTGAACGGAATGAGGTTGCCACCTGGATACTCGAGCCGTGACCAAACAGGATATAGCCACCGCTGGCTCCGCTACGACGTTCAACGATGGTGAATGAGGCTCTCAGCCAGTCAGGAAGATGATCAAACGGTACAGCAATTTTGGTGCGGAAAATTTCACTGGCAGCCTGTTTATCCTGAGCGACAATCCCGCATTTGAGATGCGGTATGAATAATGCCTGGTCGAGAAGATAAATATCAATGGCCGTGGAAAACCCCAGCTGGCGTGCTTTCAGGATAATATTTTTATTGTGCATGCTCCGGAACAACTGGCGCTGCGCCGGTCGCATTCTGAAGGTGACCAGCTCACCTTTTTCGTTCTGTATTTTGTAGAGATGATTGAGCCGCCACCAGGGATTGCTCAGTTTAGTCATGATGAACAGACGTTGTTCGGTCCCGGTCATTTCTGACGGTTCATCAC